GCGGTTTACGATGAGTCGGAACTACATCAACAAGCAGATCAAGGCTGCTGAGACTGTTGGAAATTTGGAAACCATTGGTTTCCAGACTGTTGGAAATTTGGGTACAATTGTACCCAAACCATCATCGGAAGCCCAAGCTCGCCCCCTTTCCAAGCTCCCCGCCGCCCAACAACCCGCAGCATGGGAGAAAGCGCAGGAAGCAGCCAAGGAGGAAGGCAAGCCGGTTGCAGCCCGTCACGTTGAAAAGGCAGTGGCGGAAGTTATCGACGCGTTAGTCGTGGATGGGACGAAGGGACCGGAAAAGAAAACGATAGTTAGAAAGTTGGTCCTATCAATGGGAATGGGAATTTTCAGGAACGCCAAAAGCGTTATGTCAACCATCACAAAAACCGACACCGAGCGGGAATCCGCGTTCAAATCTATGATTGAGTATTGCAAACAACAACTAGGAAACAAATGATATGAAACCACAAGAAAACAAGACACAAGCGCCAAAACTTGAGAAATCCAAGGATTACGAAAAGTTTCACCAAAACTCCGAACAGAGGAAAATGTCACCTCCGCACGTCGCCAGACTCATGGAGAGTATGAGGAAAAACGGATTCTTTGCCTCGAAACCGTTGCACGTTTACGCGGTGGGCGGAAGCTATCGGGTGGTTGACGGTCACAACCGACTCGCTGCCGCGAAAGAGCTTGGAATCGAATTTTACTACGTCGTGGAATCACAGGAGACGCAACTGGCCATTGCGGACCTTAACAGCAATGTTGCTAAATGGTCACTTTCCGACTATGTTAGAATGTACTCCATGCGCGGTAAAATTGACTATCAGGAATTGCAGAAATACGCTGAAACTGGAGTCTCTATCTCGCTTGCGGCGTCTATGCTTATCGGAAACTCCGCCGCGTCTGGAAACGCTTCAGGTCCGATCCGCGCCGGAACATTCAAGATTAAGACAAGGCTGCAAATAAACGAATTGGTTTCCATCATCGAACCCATGGGGAAAAATCACCCGGTAGTTAAGACGATCTCTTTCGTGAATGCGTTCTCTTTGTGCTACCTATCTAAAAATATTGATTTAGCTAGATTGAAACGCGGCATATTTTCCAATCCGGCAATGCTGGAAAAAACAAGCACGCTAGATCAAATGCTATCGCAAATCGAGGCGATATATAATTTCAAACACAGCAATAAGATTCCGCTGTCGTTCATCGTCAAGCAGGATTCGACGCAACGTAATGCTATCAAACCCAGCAAGCCATGAACAAACTACAAGTTAACAACGAACGCATGGATCAATTCTGCGAGACAATCGCGACGCAATGCCGCACTGCCGTTTTTGAGCGGTCGGCGGACATCCTAAAAGCATGGCAAGAAACGATCCTTGAAAGCCAGGATGAAGAAGGTGCCTTCCCCAAGCTCAAGCTGGGATTCGGCGTGACGGTGGACCTGGAGGCGGGAAAGATTGATACGCAAATCCGGTTTACATGCGCCTATAAATCCACCATCAGCGATGACATACCAGACCCTAACCAGCTGGAGATGTTCTCTTGATCTAACATTCACCCGTAGTGATACCGAGTCCCGAAACGGAAAAGGCGAGTGCCTTACCGGGCTTGTGCTTCGGGGCTCGGAATACACTAACAAAAATATAACATTATGAGTACTATCATTGGAATCGACCCCGGTAAGAACGGGGCAATCGCTTGGATCACTGACGGCAAACCATGCGTTGAGAAAATGCCGGAAACGCTGCAGGACTTGTGGGATTTAATAGAAGATTTTTCCCCCGCCTTATGGGAGGCTGGTACAAAGCCAAAAGCCTACATCGAAGCCGTCCATAGCTCGCCACAAATGGGAGTGACCAGCGCCTTCACATTCGGCCAAGGTTTCGGCCACCTCGAAATGGCACTGACCGCAGCCGTGATACCATTCGAGCGGGTCACGCCGCAACGGTGGCAAAAGGCGATGGGCTGTCTAACTAAGGGCGATAAGAACGTCTCAAAGCGTCGCGCTCAAGAACTATTCCCGCAGATGAAAGTTACGCACGCCACGGCCGACGCTCTGCTGATTGCTGAGTACGGGACAAGACAACTCCAACCATACTAACAAATGAGAAAAATGAAAGCTTATGAAAATGAAACAACAAAGTGAAAAGCGGGGATGCGGGCGGATAGGCAATTCAGCGCGGCGCGTAAACTCGTCAAGACGCATCAAAACGTGCTCGTCTTCTGCAAGGGCGATCCACGCAAGGCGACCTTTTTAATTTCTCAGCAGAACGCCTAGCCCACGCACGCCGAACCGAAATCATGTACACACTCACAATCAATCCAGAGGCGTTGCGTGCGGCGACTTGTTCTTTTTCCAAATTCTTAATTATTATGAACCCGACAAAACAACGAATCGCGATAGCTGAAGCCTGCGGATGGACATTCATCACACATGGTGATCATCCCTATGGACTTCCTCCAAATGACAAGACTGCACTACGAGAATCTGTGCTTCCAGATTACCTGAACGATCTGAATGCCATGCACACTGCCGAGGTGCTGAACCACGACAAATTCGATGGGTATTACTATCAGTGCCTTGAACTTTGCTGCTTCCGCTCACGCAATCTTCATGGACCAACCGGAACGCTTGCCGTTGGTTTTTCTGGTTGGATTGCGCACGCATCCGCACCCCAACGCGCCGAAGCGTTTTTGAAGACGCTCGAGTTATGGGAAGAGAACAGCGGAATTAGACCGAACCCCGCGCGAGTTATCCGGCACACCGATAATCAAATGACCAACAACGAAACAACCAATCCCGAAGCGTCTGAAATACCGAATGATTATTACTCCGTGTATGTCAAACGCAAACCAAAAGATCGAGGAAACTTCCTCTGCAACGTCCTGGCAAAAAGTACATCCGACGCGATGCGGATTGCTCGAGCGCACGGCCACACGCTGCCGCGCGGCTCCTACTCCGTCCGCATCGGGAAAGAAGGATATTACGCCGCCCTAAGATATGCATTTTGATTTTAATAACTCCTAGACAACCAATGATAAAACGACCACTCAACGAAAGGTTCTCAGTCGCCGTAGCACGCGGCACCAAATTCACGACGATACGCGATAAGCCTTGGCCGGTCGGCGTGCCGATCATGCTCTACAACTGGACCGGCAAGCCGTATCGGTCGCCGCAGTGTAATGTGGCCTCGATCATCGTAACGGGATTCTGGAATATCTTCATCTGCCAAATGGAATCCGGGGCAATGCGATACTCATACGGCATGGATTCCAATATCCCGCTGTGGCAACACGAAGGATTTGAGTCGCCGGAAGAACTTGATGAGTGGTTCCGTCCTATGGTCGATCCAGGGATGACGATCACGAAGACTCTGATGCGTTTTAATCTGCATAACGCTCTGGCTGAGAGCATTAGCCGGGTCGATCTCCTGCCACTTGCCGTGCCTCTTCCGTGTCCATTCTGTGGCGATCCAATGCGGATAAATGGCGCTAAACTGATAACTCACGCCATCCGTCCGGCCCCCACGCAAACCCCCACGCAACTCAAAAGCGCAGCCGCTCCAAGACTCACCCCCAACCCCACAATAAAATGCCTGATACCCCACAACCGAAAGTAGCCGCAGAAAGCGGGTCGGATGCGCCGACTTGTTCTGCCTCTTTGACCCGAGAGCAGTTTGAAATCTTGCATCACACCGACAACCGCTCCGCCGGTCACAGATATTGCGGCGGCGGAAAGACGATGGATCAACTCGTCGAAATGGGCCTCATGGAATACCTGGGAACACAGTCATGGTGTCCCGATCCATTCCACGGCATTACCACCAAGGGACTCGCGTCCTTGCGTCAGAACGCTGAAGTCCAGCCGCGCCCTGACCAACCCCAAACTAACCAATAAAATGCCCAACTCAACAAACCATTCCCCGGCGTCGGCTGAGACTCCTTGTTCTGCGTCTTTGACTCCAGAGATTGACGCAGCCTCCTATGAAGCTACTACGCGCACGGTCGGTAAGCGGATTGTGCCCTTGGAAAAAGCTCGGAAGATGGAACGCGAGAGGAACATCTACAAGGCTGCTCTTAAAAACGGAACGTGCGTAAGGTGCGCGGCAAATGGGTGGGATACGGAACGCCTCGGCCCATGTCCAAAATACCCCGAATGCCGCGAGTCATTCCCGCAGAACGCCAGTATATAGCCATGGACACCGCGAAACAGACGCCGGAAAAAACCAATGGACACCGACGCGGTGTCCATTGGCTACGATCTCTTGTTGTGGGTCTTTTGTTAGGCTGTCCATGCCTCGCCGGTGACGGCATGATCGCCGGATTGGTTGAGGTATCCGCGCTGCCCATCGGAGGCGCGGACGAACTCCACATAGATCCCGACCTTGCCCTTGCTGGCGAGCCGCTCCGCAAGATCCTTAGCGACCGCCTTGGACACCTTGTGCTCGTGGCAAAATGGCGGCGACGTGCCGTTGTCCTCGACAACGGAATACATGCCAGGGCGACCGCCCTTGGCCCCGTTGGCACGGCCAGCGGCGGCCTGTGCGGGTGTCTTTGCTGCTCCGCCGAGGCGGCCCAATTGTTGTGCTGCTTTATTTTTCATGGGGTTGGTTTTTGGGGTGGGGTGGTTGGACATGCGCAAACAATACCGCAGCGCTGGGGTTTCGCAAGGATTATTTTCAATTATTTTTCACGGGCTCTTTTGAGTCCACACAACATGTTATTAGGCCAGCCGTGATTGGATTTAGCCATTAACGAGGTTCGCAAAATTTCCAATCTTTCGGCGGTTTTTTCTAAAGTACCAATGCGCGTTACCTTATTGCAAGAAAAATCTCAAATTATTTTCACGGCCCGATTCCGGGTCTTTCCCACAACAGCGGAATTAGACCGAACCCCGCGCGAGTTATCCGGCACACCGATAATCAAATGCCCAACAACGAAAAGTAACACCAAGTAACGCAATGTCATACACCAAGCTTTTTGCATCAATCGTCACATCGACAATCTGGACTGAGGATGACAAAACTCGAATCGTCTGGATAACCATGCTGGCAATCGCCAACAAGCACGGCGAGATTCAGGCGAGCATCCCCGGACTGGCTAGAGTTGCCGCCGTTTCGGTCGAGGATTGCGAGAGGGCAATTAATCGGTTCATGTCGCCGGATAAATACAGTCGGACGCCGGATGACGAGGGTAGGAGGATTGAAAAAATCGAAGGCGGATGGGTGTTGATAAACCACTCGAAATATAGAGCGATGGCCAGCAAAGACGAGGAGAAAACAGCTTCGGCAATTCGCCAGCAGCGATTCAGGGATCAGAAAAAAAGAAATTCTAGCGTAACGAAAAGTAACGGCGAGGTAACGCCCAGTAACGATGCAGTAACGGAAGATAGGGACATAGCAGATACAGATACAGATACAAAAGCAAAGAAGAATACCCCCCTAACCCCCCAAGGGGGAGTGGGGGAGCAGTCAGAATTGATACCTTCGGCAAACCCAGATTTCATGCCAATCGGATGGAAGCGACTAACGGAAAGGCAAAGGAAACTGGTCAAAGTTAAATTTAACACGCCGAAAATGATTCAGGTCGGATCATGGTTTCGCCGGAAAGAATCCAACCTTTGGAACGTTTCCGAAGCCGCGTCAATCACGGAAATCGACCCTACTACTAACGAGGTAAACGGAATGGGCCGCTACTACCTCGCCGACATCGAGCCTGACAAGGACATTCGCCGTCGCGACCTCCAGACGCTCCTCAACAACTGGGGCAGCGAACTCGACCGGGCACGAGCATTTTGCGGGAAGATGGGATCATGAGTGACGACGTTAGGTCCATGCCCTACGCTCTCGGGCCGGAAAAGGGGCTGCTGTCCCTGATGCTGGATTGCGATGGTTACATTTGCCGCGCAATCGAGTCGGGCATTGTCCCTGAGACATTTTACATGCCCTCGCACTCGACTCTCTACGGGGCATTGTGCGACTGCAACGCCTCGGAGCGGTCGGTCGAGTTGGTTTCACTCATTCAATACCTGTTAGATAAGAATCTGTTGGATCAGGTAGGGGGGCCCGCTGCGCTGGCCGACATCCTAACCTACGCCTGCGGGGCAACCCACCGATGGCCGCAATGGCTGGCCGATGTTAGGGACAAGGCAACGCTTCGCGGGGTGATTAACGCAGGATCAGAGATGATTTCATCAGCTTACGACTCGCCGGGGGAGGCTGGCGCGGTATTGGACGCCGCTGAGGCGTCGCTATCGGCCTTGCGCGAGTCTTCCGCTGGTATTGTGGCACAAACCGTCAAACAGGCCGTGGCGGCCATTATGGAGCAATTTGGCGATGAGTTGCAAGGGCGTATTCAGGCCGGACTAAAAACCGGGTTTTCCGGCATCGACCAAAAAACAGGCGGGATGAAGCCGGGTGATATGTTCGTCATTGCCGCCCGCCCGTCGATGGGCAAAACCTCGCTCATGATGAACATCGTCGAAAACATCGTTTTCGAGCAGGAGCTTCCGGCGTTAGTTTTCTCGTTAGAAATGACGCTGGAGCAGCTTTGTCGCCGAGTGGTTTTCTCTCGGGCAAAATACTCACCAGCCGAACTCAATCGGGGAATCCGCCCGGACAAGTCCGACCTCAGAAGAATCCGCGAAAGCGCGGTAAAGCTCGCTTCCGCCAAGATTGAAATTGACGATACTCCGGGGGTTACAATCTCGTACATCCGTGCCAAGGCCCGACGCATGCGACGCGAAAAAGGCATTTCGCTTATCGCCATCGACTACCTGCAACTTTGCCACAGCATAACCAAGCAATCCCAAACAAGCCGAGAGCGTGAAGTTTCCGAAATATCCGCCGGAATCAAGGGCATCGCCAAAGAGTTAGGAATCCCGGTAATTCTGTTAGCGCAGCTCAATCGCGGGCCGGAGAGTCGAACAGGGAAAGCAATGGGCATCCCGCGACTGTCAGACCTTCGGGAAAGCGGCAGCGTGGAACAGGACGCCGACATGGTGGGGTTGCTTTATCGGGCATCGTACTACGCGGAGTCCGACCCGGCGGCGAAGCCTGATGACTCAGCGGTCCTTGACCTAGCAAAAAACCGAAACGGCGAAACTGGCAAGGTGTATCTAACATTCAACAAGCCCTTGATGAGATTCGAGGATGGCAACGCGCCGGACAAATCGGAGCAGGGCGAGGGAGTGAATTTCTAACTAACGAAACAATGAGCGACGAACTAACAAAACTACTGCATGAAATTGAAGTGATACAAATCATGCGCCGTGAAAATTGGAAAGAGGATGGGCCGAAAGATCACGACCTTGAAATCAATCACCGGACTCAAATCCAACAGATTTCCGACAAAATCAAATATAAGAAACCATGAGCAATTACCCAGAAGATGGATTCATCGAAGCAAATTATGACAGGATAGGAAAAACTAAATAATAACGATAAAACGCAGGCACCGACATGAGCGCGATAGAAGCCCCGAAAACCACGCAGGACGATGCCGCTCATGGCGGTTGTCCTGCCGTGCCTTGTTCATTTTCTTCATCTTCGGGAGGGAGGCATGAATGAGCTGGCACTATTCGCTGGCGCTGGTGGAGGCATACTCGGCGGCAAGCTGCTCGGATGGAAAACCATCTGCGCCGTCGAGCGAGACGCCTACGCACGGGATGTTCTGGTCGCCCGACAAAACGACGGATGCCTCGCACCGTTCCCGGTCTGGGATGACGTATGCACCTTCGACGGGAATCCATGGCGCGGACGTGTTGACGTGGTGTCTGGAGGCTTCCCATGTCAGGATATCAGCGCCGCAGGGCGCGGTGAAGGAATCAACGGGGATCGAAGCGGCCTCTGGATGGAAATGGCACGAATCATCGGTGAAATACGACCCCGCTTCGCGTTCGTGGAAAACTCGCCAGTGCTCACTACTCGGGGACTTGGAACCTGCCTCGGAGACTTGGCCTCGCTGGGGTATCATGCGCGATGGGGAGTCGTGGGAGCTATCCACGCCGGCGCTCCTCACAAGCGAGAACGAATATGGATACTGGCCTACACACCGGACGACGGGACTAGATGGCGGGAGCAACAGCCGCAAGGCGGCGAAAGCTCGCGGCATGTGGCCGACGCCGAATCAGCGCGACTGGAAAGATACCGGATCGACCCAGGGCAACCGGAAATCTCCGAACCTCGGAACCATGGTGCATCAGTTCGCAACGCCGCAGGCGAGGGACTATCGGACGGGATCGACCGACCGATGGGAGAACCCGGAACGCTCACGGAATCTGAACGATCAGATTGGTGGGAAACTGAACCCGAGCTGGGTCGCCTGGCTCATGGGGTGGCCAATCGAGTGGACAGCTTGCGCTGCCTCGGCAACGGACAAGTTCCGGCAGTGGTGCGCCTCGCATGGAATCTCTTATCTCAAATGAAATAACAAAATATGACAGCGGAAAAAACAGACGAACGGCGAGAAAAGAAAATTGAACATCGAATCATCAATGACCATTTTCAGAACTACAAGCGGCACAACATACCGAAGGCGCAGCTTTTAATTGCTGACATCCCATACAACGTCGGAAAGAATGCTTATGGTTCGAACCCGGCATGGTACGTTGATGGGGACAACAAGAACGGCGAAAGCAAGCTGGCGAACTCTGAGTTTTTCGACACCGACAAAGACTTTAGAGTTTCCGAGTTTCTTCATTTTTGCTCCAAAATGATGAAGCCCGAGGACAAAAAGAAAACCTGCGACGCGCCTTGCATGATCGTCTTTTGCGCTTTCGACCAGCAATGGGATTTGATAGAGAAAGCCAAGGAGCATGGACTTGTAAATTATATAAACCTGGTTTTCGTTAAAAACTTTTCCGCGCAGGTCCTTAAGGCCAACATGCGCCCGGTTGGAAATTGCGAGTATGGCTTGATTCTTTATCGGGACAAGTTGCCAAAATTTAACAACAACGGGAAGATGGTATTTAATGCGATGGATTGGCCACGCGACAACGAAAGCGAGAAAAGGCACCCAACCCAGAAGCCGATTGTGTTGCTGCAACGACTAATAACCCTTTTCACAGATCCGGGCGAAGTTGTGATTGACCCTGTGTGCGGCAGCGGATCTACGATCATCGCCGCGTCACGTTGCGGGCGAAGCGGGTACGGATTCGAGATCAAAAAGAATTTCCACAAGTCGGCTAATGAGTGGTTAGAATTGGAACACCGGCAGATGAAGCTATCAATATGAGCGACCCACTAAAAGCCCCGTTCCCGTATTTTGGCAGCAAATACCTTGTCGCGGATGAAATCTGGCAGGCGTTCGGATCCATCACTAACTACGTGGAACCATTCGCCGGAAGTCTCAGCGTCCTACTCAATCGCCCACACCCATCACGCGGAAGCGAGACGGTAAACGACCTTGATTGCCACCTCGTCAACGTCTGGCGCTCAATTGCCGCCGCGCCGGAAAAGTTGGCCGAACTCCTTATCGCGCCCGTAGCCGAGGCGAACGCCGAAGCGCAGCACAACGCGCTGGTGCAAGGCGCCCCCGAAATGCGCGAACTCATGGCCGATCCGCTATCCCACGATCTAACATGCGCGGCATGGTGGATCAAGGGCGCGAACGAATGGATAGGCACGGGCTGGTGCACCGGAGAGGGGCCGTGGTCCTGGACGCCGGAAGGCGGATGGGTGACCAGCTCCGGGACGGGCGTCAATCGCCAGCTCCCACACATCGGGAACGCGGGGAGGGGCGTCAATCGCCAGCTCCCACACATCGGGGACGCGGGGAAGGGCATTTTCGCCCGGAGAATCGAGTTTGTCAGAGGCTGGCTATGCGCACTGAGGGACCGTCTAAGCGGCGTGCGCATTGCGTGCGGGGACTGGAAGCGAATTTGCCAACCAAGCGGGACCACGCGGCACGGAATGACGGGCGTCTTCCTCGACCCTCCGTACATCGGCACCGAGTACGTTTACGACTCCGCGCCCGTTTGCGACTCCGTCAGGGAATGGTGCGAAGCCAACTCTTCCGATCCCCTGCTGCGAATCATTCTGGCTGGTCGTGGAACCGATCATGACGAACTTGGTTGGCATCGGATCGAGTGGTCAGGCAAGGTCGGCTACTCGAAAACCGAGGACAGGCACGACGAGGTTCTTTGGCTTTCTCCAAACTGCATAATCACCGACCCAGCACAAGCAACCTTTGATTTTTAACTAACCATAAATGTGAAACCACTACTAATCCAGCTCACAAAATCCGCGTCTAACGTAAAGGAGTTCATAGCGTCAATCCGGCGCGAGCCATCGCCGGGTTTTCGGGAATACATGGCAACCCTTCTGCCCGACCTAGTTCCGACGCCACAAATCATATCAGAATCAATTAAAAACAATAACGAACATGATACCAAAAACACCCCGTGACTGGCTACGCTGGATCAGGTCACTAGACGACCGCCCGACAAAGCTTACCAAAATGACAAAGCGCCGAATCGCGCCACTAACAGAGATCACGGCCGAGGTTGCACTTGGAATGCTGGAACTTCACAAAATTGGAGCAAAGGAATTTTGCCTATCAGAAATCAAGGATCGCATAGACCGTGATATTCACGATTCATCGATGCTGTTTTTGAGGGAGAAGGAATTTGCGACAATCTGCGAAAATTCCAAGGCTGGAAAATACTGGTACAAACTAACAGATTTTGGGATTCTTGAATCGCTGGAAATGGAGCGACGGCTAACGGATCTAATCAAAAAAGCCGAAAAAGCCATCGAAAGGGGGACGGCGAAATGAGTCGACGCGAAGAGCCGCACAGGAGGCGGGATGACGACAACGGCGCGAGGAAGCGATCGGAGGACCTAACGCAAGAGGAACGGGCCGAAATGAGAATGTGCGGGCTGTCCGATCAGGTTGGAAAAGCCTGCTCAAAATGGCTAGCAGAGAGGGGAATTCATTCCGGCCAATGGTCAAGCGGGGGGAGAGATAAAAACCCAACGAAACGAACGCCACCTTTCAAACCCATAATCCCAAAATAGTCCCACAATCATTTCGGGACCAAACGGCAAAGTTAGTCCCACAATCCCACAAGTCTTTAGATTGTGGGATTGGGACTAGCCCAGAATGTGGGACCGTTAGAATAATTCCAGAAGCGACCCAAAAATCTCCTTGACTGTCGTTCCTAACAGCTTAAAAAGCCCGTATATGCAGTTGGCCAATGAGTCAAGAAAACGAAAAGACGGAAGTGAGCGCAAGGTTCGACAACGACGCGACGATGCGAAGTTTGTCAATCAGGAGGAATACATCCGAAACCTGTCAGATCAAGTCGGGAAGGCATGCGGGGCGTGGTTGCGCAAGCGTGGCGTTCCGGATGGCAACTGGCGGGACATTGCCGCAATGGAGCAAGCTGTCGCGAAGGGGTTGGAAAGGGTCAGCAAATGACAAAGAAAAATCCCCTCCCCTGCCGGATACGGTTAGATGCACCCGGACGGAACAAGGAAATCTGTTAGCCGGGGGGCAAAAGCCGGGTTGGTGCGGGGTGCCACTTTCCCCTGCGGGACATAAAAAATCCCCTCCCCCGTTACGGAAGACTTTCTCTATTCTAAAAACATTTCCAAACTCGTCAAGCCAAAATCAAAATCACCTAGAGCCACAATGAAAACAGAAACAGAATCATGCCCGAAATGCGGAGCGGAATCCGAGAATTTCAAAAATCCAAACATGGATGGGAATTATTGTCCCATCGAATCCCGACTGACCGTCGATCCAAAAATATTCCGCGCTCTCGGATGCCTCCGGCTTGGCCAGCAAATGGACGAAGATAACCGGTCGCGATTCCCGGAAATCGGAGAGAGCTTTACGGATCGGATCTTAATCGACTACTGGGACCGTCAAATTTCCGCCTTTAAATCTGCCATCGAGGGGATCGAATCATGAGCGCGAAACCATCCCTCAAAAAGCCAGCCAAAAAGAATCCGCACGGAAAGGCGGTCGCCAGACGTGCCGCAACCATTGGCGATATTGCCGACAGTATGAAGCAGGCGGAAAGTCTTTGGGAAATCCCGATTGCCGTCATGCGGGCCGCAAAGAATGCTGGGTGCCCGGCATTTGAAAAGTCGCGAGTCCATCGGAAGGCGCTGTTAGAATGGCTCGAAACCAACCCGCAGATTGTTGCGGCCGGGGCGGATGCGGGCAGCAAGGCGGAGCTTGAAAATGAAAAGCTTCGCGTTCAAATCGACACCCTCAAAACGCGTCACGCGAAGGAAGCCGGCCTGCTAATTCCCCGCGCAAAGGCAGAATCCGAGTGGGCAACCTGCGCTGCCATCGTACAGGAAGAGGCCAAGGCACTAATGGACAGGGACCATTACCGGATATGGATCGACCGGATTCTCGCGCGCCTGGCGAACGTCCTCCCGACACCAATTCTTGTACCGACAACCAAGAAAGGAGGCAAGTGATGAGCGCTATCATCGCCTTGGGATCAAGTATTTCTTATCTACGGCAATCGAAATAACGCCTCTGCCCTAACATGGAAAGCTCGCTTCTCCAATACTTCAAATCCGTCCACGACGGGGATATTGTCGATTGGGCGGATGGAAAGCTGAAAATCCCGTACTCGACCCAGTACCCTATCTATGTCGCCAGCGTGTCCCCTTGGCTGATAGAACCGCTGCGCTGTCTATCAGATCCGAAAATTTACCGGGTTGATGTTCGAATGCCCGCCGGAGCCGCGAAGTCATTGATCGGTGAAATCCTGATTGCTAAGAAATTTTGTGATGAGTCGGGGATGATATACTACGTCTGGCAGGCCGACGACGAGGCCGGGGACGCGATGGAAGATCGGATATATCAACTGATCGAATCTAACGACTTTCTTTCAAGGCGCCTTCCGAGGGACCGAAACAAAAAGCGGACGCATAAGCTATCCGCGCCCCATGTTACGATTTACGCGGTGGGGGCCAATGAGTCGGCGGCGCAGTCAAAGCGAGTTAACACGCTCATCATGGAAGAGCCGCATATGTGGAAGCCCGGAATGTACAAGGCGTTTATGGACCGCACAAAAAGCGTAAAAAATCCTCTGATATTGTCTTTGTCCACTGGGTCAATTTTGAATGATGAATCCGACAAATCCTATTGTTCGGGATCGTGCGAGGAATGGCAGGTTCCGTGCCCGCATTGCCGCGAATACCAGACGATGACCGATAACCGCGACAGACTTCTTGCCACCATTGACGATTCTACGATGGATGAAAATGGAGAATATAACTGGCCGGCGTTAATTCCAACAGTTCGCTACAACTGCGAGCATTGCGGAATTGATTGGCCGACAGACAAGGAGTTTCGGCATGAGCAGGCAAAGCAAGGAAGATACAAAGTCACGAACCCGAACGCCCCTTCTAACCACAGAAGCTTTCACATGGAGGCAGTTGGCATCTATTACGAAGGATTCGAGCTATCAGAAATCCTAAAGCTGAAACTTGAAGCCGTCCAATCGTACAAATGCGGATCCATTGAGCCGTTCAAGAATTACATGCAGAAACAGCGGGCTATGGCATGGGATGAATCCCCGTCAAATGACGATGACAAGGCCGCGTTTGACAGGACCAAGGGCAATTATGCCAAGGGGGACCCTCATGAGTCGGAGCTTTCCCGATTCCTAACAATTGATAACCAAGCAGGGAAGGCGTCACGAGGTCAAGGTGCGCATCGTTGGTACACCTGCCGTTCGTTCGGTCCTACGGAATGCCGACTGATAGACGAGGGGCGAGTTTCGACGTGGGAGGAAATGGAAGAGAAGCGGATTGAGCTTGGAGTCGAACCACGCCGAACGCTGGTCGATTGCGCGTTTGATACCATCGCCGTGCAAGAGGTATGCGTTAGATACGGCTGGCAGGCGCTATGGGGCGATACGACAAGCAAAGACTCGTTTCCTCACCATGAAAATGTGATGACTCCCAGCGGACCAATGCAGATAGTTCGCCACCACCCATATTCCCGCCCGCAGGCAGGACATGTCGGAATCGGAAAAAGCGGAAAGCAGTCGCAGGCGGTCTATTACTTCTGGTGCCAACGGCCTATCAAGGATCAATGGCATCGACTTATGGACGGGATGACGACTTACCGTTGGACAGTCCCGCATGACGTGAGCGACGAATACCGAAAGCAAACCCGCGTTGAGTTCAAGAAGCAAATCACAGGCAAGGACGGGAAGAAAAAGTGGGAATGGTTTTTTCCGAAGGGTTGCGATAATCATCTAACTGACTGCGACCAGATGACGCTTGTGGCGGGATGGATGGACAAAAGAATCAAGATCTATCTCGGGGCGATTGAAAACGAACAACAAACTAACGAATGACATGAAAACGATTGGAATGTGTAAGGATTGCGTGAGCTGGACTAGGACAAGCACGAGTCGAGGAGAATGCTCCGCTATTGGGGAGGATCACGGCGAATGCTTCGGGTGTGTCCATTGGAAGGCGAAAGAACAGTTAGGCAAAAATCTGAATCCTAACTACCAGCCAAGCACGGCGGAGGAACGTCTGATAGACGACCTTCGGATCGAGAACGATTGCGCCGTGCGGAAAATCCAACGACTCAGCTCGGCGCTTGTAACGCTTGGAATCGACCCGACGCAAATCTAAGTGGAGCGGGAGAGGATCGAACTCTCAACATCCTGTTTGCAAGGCAGGTGCTCTGCCGATTGAGCTACCGTCCCGAGGTGGCCGCCCGCCGAACCCTACATTATCAAAATGTGGAGTTGACGGGCTGAGCCGCAGGAAAGATTTCACAGATTCCCGCAAAAGTCAATAAAATACTACCAGACCACCCTCGCGTCAAGAATCGTGTTAGTGGTGTTCGCGTTTGTTAGGACGTTGAACCTAATATATTCATGCAGCTCTGAAAAGCTTGTGTGATGTTCTCCCGCGCCAAGTGTTAACGTCCCCTCGCTTGTCTCTCGCCATGTTAGAAGATCGTCGGAATACTCGAAATTTCCAGTGATGGCTTGCGAGGTGTAAATCCGGTACATGGCCTGCGACCCTCCGACCGGGATATACCCGCAGACGGCCAGCATAAGCGCGGGTAGTGTTTCGGAGGTCCTATCTGGCGCGTTAAATGTTAGGGAATTAGACGCGCTCAAAACGCTTGGAGCGAGTGAGAAAAGCGTAATGCCGTCAACTCCCCCGATGGGTACGCGCTTGGAGAAATTCGAGGCGCTCTCAGTGATGACCCATGCCAACTGTCGCGAACAGGCGATGCGGTCGGTGAGCGTGATTACATCGACCGAAAGCGATCCTATCACAAAAGGATTTGCTAGAGTTAGGGAGTAGTAGTCAACTCCAATAGTCCCGTCAGCGTTTATTGCATGGCACAAGTGGGCCACGGTATCTGCAATTGTCGCTCCGATCTTAACGTCACCGGGCGACGCCATAGTTGATTTGAACCGACACGGCCACAGGTTGCCATAAAGTCCAATTGATAAAGTATCGCCATCCGCCGGGTTCGAGTCCATCCGCAAATCACCGATTGCTGAAACGCCAGGAGCAATCCCGGTGATGGTTCCTACCGGAGGGGCGCCTGTGATCGCCTGAGTGAGCGAGGAGAAAAGTGAAGCCCCGCTTTTTTCAACTTTGCCGCTCAGAGTAATGCCTTCGACCGCTGGCGAGCCGGAAACCGTTCCGTAAACTGACACGTAGCCAGTTTCGGATGCGGATGTTGACCGGATGATAACTTTGCCTGATGTGACAGGCTGGGCTGATAGCGGATTCCCTGACGTTGTCGAAAATGCTTGGTTTGACATGCCCGCAATTACCCCATATTTTCGTTTTTTACCACTGAAAAATTCTGAAAATAATTCTTGCTGTTTCTGATTACGGGTGACAAACCGATTTTAGATGGCAGTTAGACAAGCACTTGTGGGACTCGAAGCGGCAGATTTGGTCGCGATCAGAGATGCGTGCAAGCAAGCCATTGTTGCCGGGGCTGTGCGGGGTATCAGCTATACCATCGCGGGCAGGTCGTTCTCGTTCCCGTCGCTAGAATCAGCGCAAAATACTCTCCAGGAGGCTGCTTATGCCTTGGGGCTTCTAACGGGTGCCCGAAGCGAAGTAGTTAGGCCAAACTTTAACCCCGGTTTTGGCCGCCAATGATTCCCGCGTACAAGCCGTCACTTTTGACTCGGGCAGTTGGCCGGGTTTCGCCTTCCGCCGGAATCAAGCGGATGCAGGCCGAAATCGCCTTGCATAGATACCGATATGAGGGGGCGGAAATGAGCCACAAGCGGGCTTCTGCCCCGCAAAACATGTCGCCTAACGCATTCGACGTTCAACGCGACAGGCTACAACTCATGCGGGAGGCGGAAGACTTGGAGCGCAATTTCCCGCCCGCCGCCTACTTGAACCGCAAATACGCACTCTACGTCGCTCCTGTCAGTTATCACGCGATGACCGGCGACCACGCTTTAGACGCCGAGATTGAAGAGTACCTTAATCACGAGGTATTTCCTAACTGCGACCATACCGGGCGATATGACTTCTTTCGAATGATGGGCTTTGGCGTCATGGGGGCAAATCGTGGAGGGGACTACGGATTCGCCTTTACGCGCCCCGGCAGCAACTCGGAAATGAGCGAGGATGAGATTCTTGAACACGATTTAAGGATCCAAGCAATCGAGCCTGACCGAATTGGCGGCGTGTATCAAAATACCGTTAGTAATACATACGTCGCCGGGTTGAACATCGGCCCTAACGGTGAAATTGTTTCGTTCAAAATCTTCCACAGGAGCATGACGACGAATTGTTATGACGATCCCGTTGATGTTCCAGCAAAGGATTTTGTTCACCTAACAGACCCTCTGCGAATTGATATGTACCGGAGTGTGACGCGCCTCGCTCCGGCCATCAAGGACCTTCGCGACCTTTATGAGTCGATGGAGTACGTGATGGGAAAAATGAAGCTCGCGAGCGCGATGACCGTCTTTACGAACTCCAACGGCGCTACGGCCGGTGACGGGGCGTATGACCCATATAGAACCGATCTGTCCAGCGGAGCAACCGCGTTCCAACAAGACATTTCCTTCGGGCAAATAAACCACCTTTCGGGCGGTACGGACATTAAATTTCCGGCTAGTGCCAGCCCCAGCGATCAAGAGCAATGGCTAATCGTTCAGAAGTTGAAATTCGTCGCGATGGCATACGGCCTGCCGTTCTCATTCGCATTCGACGCTGGCGCACTTGGTGGCGTTTCCGCTCGGCTTGAAAGCGAACTCGCTAAGGATGAATTTGAGCGAGGACAGCGGGAAATTATCACGCCCGCCGCTACCAGAATAAAGAACACGTTCCTAACCGACGCTTGCGCCAAGGGGATTTGGCCCGTCTCGAAACTCCAACAAATTTGCCGGGGCCGATGGGGTTTTCGCCCCCACCCGCAACCGGACCTCGGTAAAGAGGCGACCGCTGCCGTAACGCTCTACCAGCAGGGCTTGCTAGATCCGATCCAATACTGGACAGAAAACGGAGGCAATCCCGAAGGCGTGGCCGATAACATGGTCCGGTGGGCAAAAATCAAGCGCGACAAAGCCACCGAGGCAGGGATGGAAGTTGCGGACGTGTTTGGCAACGGCCCCACAATGCCCCTCAGCGTGTCGGAATCGAGCACGGATAGCACGACAACAGACAAATCATCCTATGGCGACTCTAAAAAAAAATTAGAGAAACATGACTTCAAATCCAAAATTCCGTTTGACGAGTCGGAACACCCACGAGCGGAGAACGGGGAGTTTGGCAGCGGGGGTGCGCAAGCAGGCCGCAGCCAGCGGGCCAATGTTGGAACACTCCAACACGCGGAGAGGGTCGGAGAAGGAAAGGACGCGACTCTTATGATCAACGGGAAACCAGCTCCCGACTTTATCAAAGCAGGGATGATTCCTCCCGCTTATTCTCGGAACATTCAAATCGCCACTGATAGAAATTCGGACGTTTGGGCCAAAATGGAAGACGCGAAAGGGAACCCGAAGACCGTCTATAACCCTGACTTTTTGAAGCGCAACGAAACGATCAAATGGGCGCGGACAAACGAAGGTGTTGGCAAAGCTGATTCCATTCGCTCGCAAATCCATAACGACCGAAACAAAGGCTCGAATAAAGAAGAGGCCGATGCGTCTTGGCTAATGTCACAGCAGGCCACCCGCCCCGGCAGCGATGAAGATACGAAGGGTAGCAAGGCGCTATGGTCGAAACCAGTTAGCGCAAGCGACTTCGTTTTAACGCCGGATCCGAAAGGGCCGCCCAAGGTTTCTTTGAAAGTTGGTGAGTCTGACATTCCCATCCGTGACGAAAAGGCTCGTGCTGAAATCGAGTCCCGCATTTCCAACGGTCGGCCAATGGGAGATGCTGGATACTGGCTCAAGTCTCACGGCGCGACAACGCTGGAAGGTCGGCACGTCGTTCAAAATCCCGATGGCAGCGCCAGCCTGCAATTTATGGGCAAGGAGGGCGTTTGGCATAATCACAAGATTGGAGACGCCAACCTATCGAAGATGCTGCTTGATAGAAAAGCGGCGAGCGGAGACACCGGCAAGTTATTCGATACCGACTACAACAAGGTTTCCAAATACGTCGGCGGTTTGGGCGGTGGCGGATTCTCCCCGAAAGACCTCCGCACGATCCGCGCCAACGAGCTTGCCCAAAAGGAAATCGGAAACAAACCGATAGAAGTTGGAAGCGAAAAGGAGCGCATGGAACTTATCAAGGGCATCGCAGAAAAGGTTTCAAGCGTGCTGGGAAATCGGCCGGCACAAGCTCTAACGAGCTACATCAATCCGATGATTTTCAATGCAATCAAAGTGAGGCAATCAGCATGAAACTAGCAAATTCACCAGTTGATGTTAGCTTCGGCGAGCATGACGAACCGGATTGGAAATCCAATTCTCCAGTTCCTACCTCGCACGATGAAGACGCGGACAGCGAAGACGCCACCGACGAAGAGACGGATTACACCGCGTCAATTCTCGGATTTGACCCTAAGGAACTTTTCAAGCCGCAAGGCCAAGGCAAGAAGTTCTCTCTCCACCAATACCGCGAGGCCGATTCGAGCATCAACGACAAGCTAGCCAAAGAGCGCGGCAACGTAGATTTTGCTGAGGGATGGATTGACGACGTTCGGGCCGATATTGCCGACGCTGAAAAATCAGGAGACGCGGAGGGACTTCAAAAATCACGAATAGAACTCGACAAGGCTAACTCATATCTGAGCGATCACAAGGCAGCTTTGGAGCAACTACAGGGACGCCGCGACAGGCGCGACACGGTGAAGCCACAGAAGCCGGAAGAGGCCAAGGTGGACCGCGTGGCGAAGGCCAAGCTTCGCGACGATAGGCACGCACTGGTGCAAGCTCTAATCGCTTCGGGACGGCCTGATAACGAGGCTTACGCAATCGCCTACAAAGTAACCCAGGAGGGCAAATTCGACAAATCGAAGCTGCCCGAAGACATCCGAGAAAAATATTACCAATGAAGCACTACGCCACCAAGTTAGGAACCCCTCGAGTTGAAGAATCGACCGACACGATCTATGGCGTTTCCCTCATTTCGTTAGGAAATGCGGAAGGTCACTTTGACAAAAAAGGGCGTCAGGAAGTCGTTGATGAAGTGACATTGCAGCAGGTGTTCAAATACTGCGTCGGGGCGAAAACCGTAAAGATAAAGGCCAATCACAACGGCCAGGTCGAGGAAGTAATCGGCTGGTGCGACAACTTCTCGCTGCAAGCCGAAAAGGTCATTGCCGACGCGCACTTTTACGACACAGAACCCCTCCGACTCAAGCTGTACGCAATCGCCAAGAAGAACCCTGACCATATCGCAATCTCGCTAGAGTTCACGGGCGAAGATAAGGCGAGGGGCGAAATTTCACTTTCCCGCTGCGAACAAGTAGTTGCGGCGTCGTTCGTCTCCGAAGGCGCGGCGAACAAATCACTTTTTTCGGCCAATCCGCCGGAAGATGAAAAAGACAACACTAACAAAACAACCACCAAAATGGAAGATAAAGACAAGACGGCGGATGAAGAAACCGCCCTAACGAAGTTGCAAAAACAATTCGACGAGTACAAGAAAAAGTACGGTCCCGAAGATGACGAACCCGATGGCGACGAAGGCAAGGGAGAGCCCGGCGATGAAGACGGCGACGAGGCCAAAAAGCTGAAGGCCAAAAAGCTGGAGGTTGCCGACGATCCTGAAAAGCAACCCAAAGGCAGCGACCCTGAAAAGACCTATTCCAAGAAGGACTTGGAATCCGCTATTTCTGCCGCCGCAAACTCCGCCGTGAAGAAATTCGCCGCAACAATTGGAGTTACCAAGCTGTCACCCGGCGGAAACGCTGGCGAGGTGGCCAAGGAAAAGTCGTGGGATCAAATCGTCGATGCGGAAAAAGCCAACCACAAAGGCGACCGCAACTTGGCGATGGCTCACTGCCTTTCTCGCCTCGCCTCCGAACCTGAATGGCGCAAAGCATATTCATCTAGCCGCCTCGTAAAACACAGCTAACACCTAACAATAAAAGAATCTAACATTATGGCTTCTCAAAATGACATTGGCTTCAAAAGCCTTCAAGCATCCGGCGCAATTAGCGCATATATCATCGTCGCGCTGCAAGCGGACGGAACTATCACCGCCGCTGGCCTTGAAGCAAAAGGCATCGGCGTTACGCAAGAAGACGTGGCAGACGCCGCTTATTGCAACGTCAAGTTGTGGAGCTCCCCTGGCACGTTCAAGGTGCAAGTAACTGGCACCGCAGTTACTGCCGCAAGCACCTATACCACCGTCACCGGTGGGCGCGTCGGATCGACCATCACAACGGCGCGTGTCGTGTGCCACTCAAACGCCGTGGCATCTAACGGAATTATTACGGAATTTCAAGCACTCTAACTTACCCACAATCAAAGGTTTCTAACCAACTACTACCATGCCTTACACTAACGCAAGCGCAACCCCCCGCAGTGACATCTACGCCCTAGTCATGCAGTCAAATCAAGACTGGAACAAGGTATTTATCGGCGACAAGGTCCTACCTATTAAGGGAGAGGAAGTGAAGCGCGGCATCTACATGAAGGCGAATATGGCCAATGCGCAGCTCATGAACGGTGATGCTAAGCCTCGCGAAAGCGGAGCTTCCTATCAGCGCATCAACCGCTCGTATGATACCGATTTGTTCGACGCGCAAGAATACGGCCTCGAATCCGTAATTGATGATGCCTACGAATCCGAAGTTGAACGGTTCATGAACCTCGAAGCAACGGAGGCCATGCTACTTGAGCGCAACCTTCGAATCGCGTATGAAATCCGCGTTGCCGCAGCTGTGATGAATGCAACCACATTCACCGCCACCGACCCGAAGGTGAATTACACCGAGACGCTGCTTTCCACGCAGAACCTACCCGCCGATGTTGCCGCTGCGAAAGAGCGCATGTTGCTGCAAGGCGTGTTGCCCAACAGCATAATTATGAGTCAAACACTGTTTAACATGGTGCGCCGTTCGACGCTCATGCAAAACCAAGTGTTCGGCGTGGTGCCTCGCAATGCTGGCCAGAATCGCCAACCCGGCGCGGAAGATATCGCTCGCGCCCTTGACGTTGATAATCTATATGTCGCCGCCGCCGCTAAGAATAACAATGCGGAAGGGCAAACCCATTCCGGAGCGTTTATCTGGGGAAACATATATATTGCCGTCTGCCACATCGCTGGCGGTGAATACCAGGCGGGCGGCATCGGCCGCACGATCCAGTGGACCAAGGACACGACCGGACTCTTCACTCCTGAGACTTATCGTGACGACCGCATTCGTTCTAACGTCATGCGTGTTCGACAGCACACCGCTGAGAAAATCGTTGACTCGACGGCTTGCCAGCTCATTAAAACCAATTACAGCGCCAGCTAACACTAACGAGAAACGCCGGGGAGTTGAACCTCCCCGGCGAATCCTCCAAAATATGAAAATCACCCTTGCTGCAATCATCGGAAACGAGGAGGCCGTCATTGAACGGTTCATTCGTTCGTTCGCCCCCGCCGTGGACAACATCGTTCTTGTCTTCAATCATGGAACGAAAGATCAAAGCGAATACATCGCTGATCACGTTTGCAAAAACGTAGGAATCGAGTTGACGGCTTCAAAATACGCTAACAAAAAAGCGTTTCCACATATCGACAACTACGCCTCAAAGCGAAATATGGCGTGGAATATAGCAAATGGAGAAAGTCCCGATTACATCATATGGGCAGATGCCGACGACATCCTAGCACCCGGTGCCGCAGAACAAATCCGCGCTGCCGCAGAATCCGACTCGCACGACGTTTACATCATGCCCTACGACGTAAAGGGAAACGGCAAGCAAATAGTCCACCGCGAACGAATGGTAAAGGCTAGCATCGGAAGCTATTGGAAACACGCCGTGCACGAACAGTTAGACTTTCAGAGTGACGTGACATACAAGATTATTCCAGCCACCGTCATTCATGCACCCCTAGCAGAAAAGACGGGAAGCCACGAACGGAATCTCAATATTCTGCTAGCAGAACTTGAAGACGCTCCTAGAAATCTTTTTTACCTCGCGCAGGAGTATTTCAACAACGGAAAAGATGCCAACTTCAAAACCGCCGCCACAATGGCATTAGCGTCCCGAGGTCTTGGAGACTTGGAGAGATACGAGCTGCTGCTAGAGCTTGCTCAAACACCCGGGCAGGACTCTCGCAAGCTCGCTTCGGAAGCATTCGCCATAATGCCCGACCGGCGCGAGGCTCTGGCATTACTAACAAATTACTGCATCATCGACGGGGATTATGAGAAGGCTTTGAAAATGTGCCGGATAATGCGAAACAATGGCCGACCGACGAAAACATATTGGTCACAAAATGAAGAGTGGTATGGCTGGAAAGCAACTGAATTGTATCTCCAATGCCTTCGGTTGAATGGTCATGATGTTGACGATTCTCTTAATTTTCCTGTCTTTTCAATCATCCACGCCACGCTTGGCCGCACTGAGCAAGCTCTTCAAGTCCGCGAAATGTGGCTTTCCCGAGCAAGGCATCCTGAGCGGGTCGAGTATATTTTTGGAATTCACGAATCCGATGCGAGGTCGATTAAAGCTCTGAAAGGATTTAAGCACACAATATGTCCGAGCGTCATTGATGGTGATTGCTTCCGAGTCGCTCCATGCAATCACAACTATGACCTAGCCGGCGGAATTGCCACGGGACAAATAATCATTGGCGCACAAGATGACTGCTATCCGCCGGATGGGTGGGATGACATCTTGATGCTACTGATTCCAGATCCAACGAAACCCGTTTTCGTATTTGCGCACGACGGCCACAACAAGGACACGCTCTTTTTTGGGGGGGCGGAAACACGCGCCTATGTCAATTTTTGTAAGGCTCGCAATGGATCGGGAAATGGAATTTACCCGCTCGAATACGACGGCATGTTCTCGGATAACGAGGTCCTATTCCGCGCCCTTGAAGACGGCAAATCGGGCGATTGTGAGATCGTGGACGCCACCGACGAATTGACGCTTTACCACAATCACCCGTTTTTCGTTCCTAACATCCAATGGGATGAAACATATAACTACGAAAACCGGCCCGAAGCGTATGAGATCGGGAAGAAGCTATTCGCGGAACGAAACCCGACCGCAAAGCCGGGATGTTTTGCTAGAAAGGTGGGATCATGAATATGCAATCCCTACTCGCCGCCGATACCGCCGCTCTTTTCTCTGCAGAAATGCTTGTTGAATGCACCATCGGCGCGACGAAATACAACGTGCTTCTCGACGACCTTCTAAGCGAAGAGTCCGACGCGTTTGGAGGACCCGAATCCGTCGAAATGCAGCGTGTCCACTTTCTAACTTCCGACCTTTCAAAAATCGAAAACGGAATCGGGCTTTTCATCAAGGGAAAATCCAAGATCGTCGTTTCGAGCGTCACGAGCGCGGACGGTTCGGAATTGATCGCAACCGTTAGAGGGGACTGATTATGATTCTACGCATAACAGAGCAAGCAATCCAACCACTTCTGCAAGCCGCTATTGATGAGACTCTGCAAGCCAAGGACGCGCTTCCGGTTCTCCTATCCGACGAGGAATCTGTCAAGCCGCAGATGCCATACGTAGTTGTAAGATGCCTATCTTTCGAGGAAGAGATTGCGCCAAAAAGCGGTATTTTCAATGTCAAAGGAGAAATCGTTTTCCGAAGCCACGTCAAGGAAACATACAGCGAGTTTCGAGCATCCGTGTTAGATTCCATCAATAACTTTGCATACGATCAAACTTCCGCCAAGCTATCCATAACCGATGGCTTCCATTGCTACGGTTGGCAACCTACGACCGGCGAAATGCAGGTCGAGGCGGATTCAAAGAGCTATCTCTATATTATGAAATATACCATCCACTGCATGGCGAGAAACAACACCTAACAATAAAACAAATCATCATGGCTGTAATAATTATAGGAACAACCGGCGCGACTTGGGGACTCACCGCTGAGACGGGAGTTATCGTTCAAACCGCCACCAATAAAACATCCCGCGAAAAAAACCTTGTCAAAAATGAACAGGGCGACGTTGTGCTTGGATCGTTTTTCAACCCCCTTCGCACAATATCAATTAGCGCGGTGATCGTCGGAACAAGCGGAATCGCCGCCGCCGCGCCCGGCGTGGTGCTCACCGTCGCCAACGGCGGATCGTCCAACGGAGGACCTACGGGCGGCATCTATACCGACGACGTGGAAACCGCAGGAGGCAACACCGAATTCAAGAAAGCCACTGTGAACGCCACTCAATACCTGTTTGCCTAACATCCCAACAATATGAAATCACTCTACTGCCTCGATATGTCGCTTGCGGCAATCCTCATTTCGCTTGGCGTTCCGCGTCGGCCGTTTGATCCGGTAACGCGTGAAATTCGCACTCATAATTTCCACGAAGTCCGCACGGCTAAATTTTGGTTTGACACTACCGACCCGGAAAAGGAAGCCATCGCAAAAGAGGCAATCGCGGCTTACACCGCTTGCGGGAAGGAGTGGGAGGCTTACACGTTAGATAAGGAACACCCGATCTACTGGATGAAGGGCGCTCTTGAAAATAGGACTATGTGGCTTGACCTGTACCATAACAACGCGACGGAAATGAGGGTCATTGAGGACGGCGACAGAACGATCTATATTGGATCTAAAGTATCTGAAAAAAACAAAGCAACACTGAAGAAATTATTATGAACGACACAATGAATGAGACATTCGAATTTAAGGGCATTGAAATTCAACCGCTGAGCTACGGCACCAAGGCTAACATCATTACGCTATGCGCAGGCATTCCCCCCGGCGTGTCATTGTTCGCCACGGCGATATATGGCGCAATCTGCCCCCGCAAGGAGTTAATCAAGGCCCTTCGGGATCCTGACTCATTTAGCGAGCGGGTGACGGCGTGGATGGATGAGATTAAATTATGCCGCGAAGATCACGAATCGCTTGGGTCAGTTTTTATGGCTCTATTTGAAAACTCAGACGCTAACAAAGCCGAGCCAATTACCGACTCTAACTTTCTATCTGATCCATCGGGAAACTAATAGAGCCGCCAGACGGGGCGGCATACGTTGCGCTCATTGCCCGTTATACAGGATGGCCAGAAAAATTCATCATGTGGAAACTGCCCCTTTGCCGGGGGAATGCATACTGCCATGCCTTCATGCGCATGCAAAACGTCGATACCCAGCCTTGCACAAAAAACAACGAACTCAGAAAACTGATAGATGAGATTTGACGCTTCCGGCCTATACTCTGCCTTTGACCGAATGCAAGAAAACGCATCGGCCAAAGGCAAGGACTTGGCAACAGTTCAGGCTAACGACTTTCTCAGAGAGATGAAGAAAGATGGACGAGCCATTGCGCCAACTCCTGAAACCATCAAAGGGGTAGCTGAGAGGCTAGGATGGCGATTGCGGCGCAAGAAAGGCGTGTCGCCGGCGAAGGAGCTTCAGCGCCGAATTCGCGCCCGTGGAACATTTGCGCGTTTCTGGAAGATATGGAAAACCGAAAGCGAGAAATTCAGAATACGAATATGGCTGATAGACGACGGGGCGGACTCCGCGAAAGTTGACGCGCAAAAGGGAGTATCAGAAAAAGCCGTCAACGCCACCGGAGGCAGGTTTAAATCACGACTTAACAAATTGGCGGACGCCGTAACCAAGTTTTAACCAAGATTTAACATGTCAACAACCGCCAAGGCTACTGGATTCCTCGAGCTCAATATCACCGGGTTTGAAGGGGCATTGAAAACGGCTAAAAATCTCATGGCAACTTTTGCCGCAGGGTTCACGGCATATAAGATCGAGAGGTTTTTTCAGGACGGAATCAAGGAAGCCATCAATTTCGGCAAGGAGATGAATTCTGCCGGAAGAGCAATGGGAGGATTAGACCCAGGCAATCTTTTGTTAGTGCAGAAGGCGCTTGAAAACTCAGGCCAAGGCGCGGAAGAGGCACGAGGCCACATTTCCGACTTTATCAAAGAGGGCCGTCACTTATCGCAGCTCTTCATCGGCGCTGATAGCTTTACAAAGGGACTCGCCCAGGCAACGAAGGACTACGGGCAAGAGGCGAAAATACTGTCTGCCCATGCGGAGGACTTACAGAAAGTCTGGAACATGATGGCGGCAGTGAGTGAAAAGGTTACAACATTCTTTCTTGCTCTAACAAGTCAATTCGTAAAGCCGCTAAACTATGCCTTGGACAAGCTGAATCAAATCGACCTTTCTAAGATTGGAACTGACTTCGGAAAGGCAATAGGCGACTCCGCAACAACTCTTGTTGGTATTTTTCAGAATGGTGACATTTACGAATTTGTGAAAGTCGGTCTAACATACGCATTTCAGGAATCACTCAATTATCTTGTCGGAGGTTTCAATTGGATTAACGACAATGTGATTCCCACCGTTGGAGAGTTATTGGGAGAGGCGTTTATTTCCGCTTTCGATATTCTTGGAAAGACCCTATCGTTTATTTTTAGCGGCGAATTTCTCAAATACATTGGTTACGCATTTACGGGAATCGCATCTAGCTTCACGGCATCTATAATTTCGGGAATGGTAAAAGCCGCTACGTTCCTCGTCACGGCGGGGGCTTATGTTCAGCAATCTATTGGCGAGATGATACCTGTAGCAATGGGAAAGCATCAATCTTTCAACGAGTTTTACAATGGTATCTCTAGCCTGCTTGGAACGGGAAAGGACGGGACCTTGAACGACGTTCTTGAAAATGGACCCAAGGATTTTTACAAAGAAGCGGGCGGAATCCTGGAAAAATTCACGGATGGGCTAACAGAAAAGCACGCAGGATCAGAGTTTCAAAAAGCTGACGTATTCAACACTTCGGAAGGCGCTAACAAGCTATCTCATATCATTGAAAATGGATTCAAAAAGGGAAGCGCCGAGATTGAAAAGGTCTGGCCAAAAGACCTAACCAGCGGGGCGCATGAGTTCGGAGGGGGCGGAGCAATGGGCGGAGTGATTGCTGACCGTCTGGCCAAAGTCGGCGGTGGGGGCGGATACCTGATAAAAGCGCAATCCATCGAGCAGCAGAACCTGAACGTGAACCGCCTCGCACTTCGCGCCAATGAAGAGGTTAGGGATCAAGCGAAGAAGATTGAAGAAAACACCCGGCAACGCGCCAAGGAGCAAAACATGAAATGAAACCTATCCAAATCGGAAATGTAACTGATGCAATCTGGCAGGTCGAGAGGCCGCTAAAAGTCGCGCCTGATGGCAGTGGCACCCAGACACTTAGCTATAAGTGCTCAACTCGAGCGGCCGCAGTGACAATTCCCGCGTATGGCTCGCCTAATCCATACGTGCCGCAATTGCTCGCTTATGAGTTTGAGACGGACCTTGAAGCGGGGGAGATTGCGAAAGTCTCAATCACATATCGAGGAGTTTTTGTTCCCGACCCGCAGAACCATGCGCAAAGCGAATTTAACAAGTCGGTAATGGAGGCGCCAATTGAAACACATCCAATGTTTGCCCTTCCTCGAGACAAGCCCCCAGTGTCTCCAAAATACATTGGGCAAATCGAAAGGAATCTAACCGACTTTATGGAAGAGGAAAAAGACTGGCCCGACGCCGTGAAGCTGCTTTTCAGAAAAAAGCGAATCGGCATAGAGTCATATCTCAAACCTTGTGGAACCTTCAAAATTTCCTACGTTTCAAAAAACATCCCGCCTGGCTCAATGCTTGCCGGAGTTGGATACATCGGAACACCTCCGTCACCATGCCCCGCAGCACCACCAGGGCAGAATTACTTATTCATGGGAGCGCCTTGGAAAAAGCAGGGAGGAGTTGTTGAAATCACAATGGAATTTCAACTCAGTGGACCCGGAGGATGGGACCCTGATTTGTATCATTTCAAAGGCGGAGCTCTTGACTTCGCTGGATTCATAAATAAATGAACGAGCTACCAAAATTCAAGGCTGGAAATCCTCTAGCGGATGAAATATCTTCTGATAGGATGAACGCTATTGTTGACGCGATTCGCGAAAACTCCCCCCTGCCGGGATATTGCGTTAGACTAACAAAGTCAGGAGCAGGAACTACGATAGCGGCAATCCGAAAGCGGCACCGTGAGCTTGTTCCGCCGTTCCACGTCGAGCTATTTTCTTACGGAGATGACGACTATCCGACTTTCAGAGTTTCCGTGAATCGCGGGTGGGTTCGCGAAATGATTCCGGCGACCGGTGATTGCCTAGCACCGTTCATCCCGTCCAACATTTACGATGGGGAAAATTTGCGAAAATTTGACATATCCCCCACCCAGGCGGTTTATGTCGTTTGCGAAATAACATCTGCAGGTTTGATCGGGGGAGCGGCCCCGGTTTGCCGCATCGAGGTTGCCGCCGACAACGCTGCTAGCACGCACTACGTCCCGACCGTTGGCGACATGGACGGCGGGGCTAGCTATGCCAGCGCGGGTCAGCTATGGTTCAAGCTGGCCGCGTTAGACGCCACGGGGCATGTAGTTCCTTGGCTAATGGATTCGCACTTGTCGCATTGGGTGGACCTGCCGAGCTTCGTCAAGGGCGCCGGGGACCATGATATTTTCTCGCACTACGACCCGAGCGCGATGCAATACATAACTAACGGTATTTCACCGGACACTGACACCGGGCACACCGGGATCACCATCCGCCGCGACGGGCGAAATCTCAAATTCGGCCTAGACCCGGATGTCGTGCCCGATTTTGGAACCGCGCCTAGTTTCAATTTGCGAGCACTCCAGGTAACTCTGGTGACATCGGGAGGGTTAATTATTGTAACTGATGCCGCCGACCCATCCCCTGTCTTGTACGTGCGCAAGGGAGCGTTTTCGGCAGCTGACGCGGCGGCAGTGGATACCTATTACTATGTAGCGCAAATTTATTCCGGCGGAACCGAAAGCCGGACGCCGTACGTCCCGCATTAATTTCCTTGACAAAACCAGCCATCAACCACAAAAAAAACCGTGCTTTACTTCGACCTTGATTTTGACGCTTGGGTTAGAAAGCCCGGAAGCAGTTCGCCTCCGGCCATCCTTCCGGTTCTAACCATCGGAAGCAAGCTTACACTCTCCGTCCAATTCGTTTTCGGCCTAGCCGTGGAGACTCTTTCCGCGCTCCCCATGGCGGGCGTAAAAACTAAGGGTGATTTTTCCGGCGCGTACCTAGCCATCGACAATGCTCCTAACGACAATGGGGACGGAAGCTATTCCTTTGTTCTCGACTTAACGACAATAGCAGCTAAGGCGCCGTTCGTTTCCTCCCCAGCATCGGAAACCGTGGATTGCGTTTTTCAAGTTTCCGCGCAAATCGACGGCAACGCACTCCACACTCCTACGCTTTCCGTAACGCTCCAAAATGACTACCTGACAGCCTAACATGAAAGCCGCACAAGGAATCTACAACTGGCAGGATGCCATCATCGGCACCACCATTCCCGCGCAAGCGTTCCAAGTCACTGAAAACGGGTCGGCTCCTGCCGCATCTCTGGCTAGCGCGACGGCAACCTTTTCAAAGGACGGCGCAACTACGATCACGGCAACCGTCACGATCACGGATGCGACTCTCTGGAAAATAACCGTCGCAAAAATAACAAAATCACAGACGATTGCCGCTGGAGTCGGGATTCATCAATTTGAGCTTCACACCGTCGATTCTAACGGTGTTGATGATGCATATCTAACCGGAACTTTGCAAATCATCGCCCATGTCTGATATAGTTAGAGTGTCGGTAAACAGCACGGTAAAGACGGTTTCCATTGCCGTTAATCAAACGACAAAAGTCGTTATGGTTGACGTTAAAACCGCCGTCGCTGAGCTTGTCGTTAAACGTCGCGCGGTGGCGGACGGCGCTCCCGTGGACGACGTTACCGTCGCGGACTATCTCGGGCAACAATGCATCGTTGGAGATGCTAACGGGCCATTCACGGTTTACACCGCGTCGCAAGTGTCACCTAGTAGGTGGACGACAAGCACGGACATAGCTGCAACATGGGGCAATATAACCGGCGCTCTGAGCAATCAGGCGGACTTATCACAAGCATTATCTGGGAAACTAGGAACGAGCGCAACAGCAACAGCAGCAAACGCATTGGCTACTCCCCGCGCCATCAACGGCACAAACTTTGACGGCACCGCGCCAATTACCATCACGGCGGCAGCAAACACACTAACGGGTACCACGCTTAACTCGACGGTCATTTATTCATCGTTGACTACGCTAGGAACGGTCACATCTGGTATTTGGAACGCCGGTGTTATATCCGGAGCCTATGGCGGAACGGGTGTCAATAACGGGATACACACCATCACCCTCAATAACTCAAACTTCGCTGTATCAGGCACAGCATTCGCGATAATTCTAGCCAGTTCTGGGGCTGGCACGGTGACCTATACGATGCCGACGACTAGTGCGACGATTGCCCGTACCGATGCCGCGCAGACGTTCGCGGGAGTGCAGTCGTTCTCGTCGGTTCCGGTGTTCTCGGCACTGACCAGAACATCGGCATATCTCAATGCCGCGCAGACGTTGACTGTAAGCGTCTATGACATTGTAAAGTTTGATACCGTCGAGTTTGGTAGTGGATTCAATACCGGCACGAATACATATACAGTGCCGTACACTGGGTATCTCCGAGTTACGGGGGCGATCGGCGTTAACTCTGGCCCGACTGGTGGCTTCTTTGTTGTAACTGTGTTCAAAGGGGGAGCTATGCTCAAACGGTGCTTCTCCAACATTGGTAACATGTCCGGCGGTATAGCTCCGTTCAGCGTCATCATTCCCGTAACTGCTTCGGACTCTATAACCATCCGCGTCTATTCGTCGCCTGCCGCAACGTTGTTCGCCAATACCACCGATACGTGGTGCCAATTCGAGATGCTTCCTAACTGATCCAATCATGCCACTCATCCCCACACGCACCCAAGCTCAGCAGGATAGTCTCCTGTTGGACAAGATGATCCTCGACACGGCTGAGGCCCTCAACAACCTCGCGGCCACCATGGCCCGCTGCAACTCGGATTTTTGGAGCCTGCCCGATGACCGGCTGGCCGCCGTGCTCAACGCGGATGTGGCGCGCACCAATGCGGTATTTTCGGCCAATTCATCGCTTGGTGAGGTCGTCAATTTTCTGCTCGGAAACTTGGCTATCCCCCAATTCTCGGCGCGTGCGCCATTGGTGCCCGGAAGGGATCTGACGGCAAATCCGGACGGCACCTATGCCGTGGTGCCCAAGCTAGAAATCCCTGAAAACCTTCCATAATGACCCGTTGCCAAATTATCACCAATGCCGCCACCGGAATGGCGTCGTCCGCCCTAGCCGCAGTCCTCCCTTGGCAAGAGCAGTTAGATTGGACGTTGCGAATTTTATCTGCTAGCGTGTTCCTATGCATCGGGATACTATCTCTCTGCCGACTGTTGAAAAAAATGCACTACTAACAAAATGAAAACACTGCTATTACTAACAATTGCAACGCTAACAAGTTGCACCACGACCACCACTCAAACAGTAATGCCTAACGGCAGCACTGTTACTATCACGGCGAAATCAGCAGACCCGGTGGCAATCGCCGCCGCCATCGAAACTGCAAAGATACTTGAACCGGCGATCCTCGAAGCAACCAAAAAGCAAACACCATGAAACTCAGCCCCGATCAAATCACGACCGCCATTGGTTTCCTTGGCGCGGTATGGTTCGCCATTGAACCGATCATCACAACCGGCGCGTTCACCCCGAAAGGGCTTTTGTTAGCCGCTGCAACAGCGGCTTTCGGGTTCTTCACTAACAAAACCCCAACAGCTAAGCCGTGAAATCCGATGAAGAGTTAGAAAGATTGGTTAAGTTGATTGGAGAGGAAGGTCAAAAATCTGACATGCTTGTCGGAATCCTTTTTCTTGCCATTGCAATCTTTGGAGCAGCATCGTTCATTTCATATCTAACTGTTTTGATGTTTTTCAAATGACAACAATTCAACAAATCCAATCCTTGTTAGGTGTTACGCCAGATGGGAAATGGGGGCCGATTAGTCAAGCCGCGCTAACAAAGGAAACCGTTAAGGATTCCTTGACGGTTGCCAGTCCCCATGATACCGGCACGTTAGATGCCCGCACGGAATCCAACATTGCAACACTGATCCCTCGCGCTCAGGTCGCGGCACGCCGCTTTATGGCGGCAGCGGTGGCGGCCATGGCGGATCATGGCCTCAATGTTAGGATTACCAGCGGGAGGCGCACCTATCAGGAGCAGGCCGAGCTCTACGACCAAGGCAGGACCAAGCCCGGCCCCAAGGTTACCAACTCGCCTCCCGGGTACAGCTGGCACAACTTCGGCGTGGCCTGGGATATTACGCTTTTTGATTTTGCCGGCAATCCCATCTGGGACTCTCCGCATTATAGAGAGCTCGCGGAGATCGGGCGGGCGCAGGGGCTGGACTGCGGGGCGTTTTGGGCAACATTCCCGGACGAGCCCCACTTCCAACTCCCAAACCTCCCGACATTGGCGTCGGCACGGGCGCTGCACGACTCGGGACGGGAAGTTTCCTAACCAAACCGTCACGTTAGAAGCCGTTCGGAGATATTTGAGCGGCTTTTTCGTGCCGATTTTCTAATAAATGGCACGCTGCAATCCTTATGGAATAAGGTAAAATGAAAATAGTTGAAAATAGTCCTTGCGATAGCCAAGCGGTTTGCTATCTTTTGCGTGTCGCCAGTGAGCGACCAACCAACATACCAACCATGACCATGAAAACGACCAACACCACCACCACCGCCTCCACCACCTCCACCTCCACCACCACCACCACCACCACCGCGCAGGTGGTGAAGTCGTATTACACCGCGGCGAGCGCGGAAAACCTCCCAGTTTTTCGTCTGGAGGTTGGCAGCCGGGTGGTGGCGGTGGTGACCCGGTGCCTGGGGGGCGTCGTGGGTATCCTTAGGGACGAGATCAGTCTCGAGTACCCAGCCCTCCGCGCCTGCGCGGCTATGGGTATTGAAAACCCTCTCTGGGTCTCGGACCTAGAGAGGGTGGGGGCGTGGCTCCTCCGCCACCCGGAGGCGATGGCGGAGCCACGCTAAAAACCCAGCCGCCCATACGCCTGGGCGGCCGAAGCTTCGGCCCGATAGCCGGACCGGTCCGCTCCGCAATGCGGAGCGCCCTAAGGGGATTGCACCCGGCGTCCTAGCGCCCCCGCCCACCAGCTCCACCAGCCACGCCCGCCCCGCGCACTCCGGGGGCGGGCATTGGTGGTGACGGGATGCCCGGCCACAAGGGCCAAGCGACCAACCAACATACCAACCATGACCATGAAAACAACGATAATCCAAAAAGCCGCCGAAATTATCGAATCCTATGTTTCCGACTGGGACCCTAAAGTACTTCGAGACGCCGCTAAGCATGCCGTCAATGGAGGCTCGCCATGGGAATTTGAGGGTCGTCCAGAGGATGAATCTGAAATGAAATCTTTTTGCGCTGCGTTTGGCGAAATCGAGGCAACGCTCCCGGTGGTGAAAACCCTGAGTACCAACGCTACGATCTACAACGCCGACGAAACAATTCACGTCACTGGCGCGACGGTCCAATTGATCGAAGAGGAAAAATACAGCGCCCTCGATAGCCGCTATATCATCAATGGCACTAGTCATGCAGCTCAGGACATCATCAATGAGGGCGGCGAGTTGCGCAGTATGGCCGCTGGATGGACAGTCAAACTCTGATATACCATGAGAGTCACCACCCATCACCCATCCAGTTCCTACGGCGTCCCCGTCATCCTCGCCGATGACGGGTCGGTCATGGACTACGCCCCCTGCATCGGAATCGCGGATCGCGCCAAATACGGCGCGTGATCCAAAAAGACACACAACCAACAACCAACCAAAACAGAATATGAAAATAAATCCAACACTGGAATCAGTAACCGCGCAGCTCGCGGAACTCGACCAACTGCTGAGCCGCTGCGCCTGCGCGCTTGGCATCCCTATCAACCAACCACCTGCCGAGAGATCAGCGGTGGATGAGTACATGGCCACTCATTCCAAGTGCCTCGCCGAACTCGACCGGATCCGCCAGGACATGTTCGACCTGCCCGCCGCTGGCGGCGACGTGCTAATCAACTGGGCACACGTCGGCGACGTTGGCCGGGTGTTGGAGCAACTGCGGGAGGTGGAGCCATGAAACGGAAAAACCCTGCCGCCGTCGCTCTTGGAAAACTTGGCGGTGCCGCAAAATCTTTGGCTAAAACTGAGGCCGCCCGCGAAAACGCAAAGAAGCCGAGGCCCAGGAAAAAAAAGAGTCCAACGGCTAACGGCTAGAGAGAAATCCTTGTGCGCGTAGGGGATTAAAAGAAATTGAAAAAAATTAAAGATTTTTCTTTACGCGCACCCGGTTTTTGGACAAAAACACGCCGTCAGCGAGCAACAGCAACCTAACAATATGACAATCACCGAATTTTGCGACTACCACCGCGCCTGTGACGAGGGGCGGGGATGGGCGGTGGCCAACTGCCAGACCATGCAGGAGGCGTGGGATACGGCGAGACACAATCATCTCTTCTGGATTGCGACAAGACCGGGAGTGGCGAGCGACGCCGATCTGCGCAAATTCGCAGTTTGGTCGGCTAGGCAAGTGCAGCATTTGCTAACAGATCAGAGCAGTTTGAATGCGTTAGATGTTGCGGAGCGGCACGCTAACGGATTGGCGACCGATGCCGAGCTGGAGGATGCTCGAGCCGCAGCATGGACCGCCACAAGGGATAACGCGTCGGACGCTGCGTATTCCGCAACGCTGAATACCGCCAGGACCGCCGCGCGGTCCGCAGCATGGAACGCTGCTCTGGCCTGCCCAGTGGGCGCCGCGCGGGACGCAGCATGGTCCGCGCAAGATGCATGGCTGAGAAAAAACATAACGCCTAACTTCGAATTATGACTAACAAGAAAAAAAAGCCGCCGACCAACATTGCGTTTTGCGTAACCGAGGATGAGCGGAAAACAATCGAAAAAGCCGCCGACGCCGATAGCGGGAGGCCAGTAGGGACATGGTGCCGCATCCAGGCGCTCGCCGCCGCGAAGTCTAACGAGGAGGACAAGCCGTGACGCCATTACTTTTTACGAACTTTTTTGGAAATGTTTGGATGATAACCGGCGACGGCTACGGCGGCGGCGACGGCGACGGATACGGCGACGGCGACGGCGGCGGCTACGGCGACGGCGACTGCTACGGCGACGGCGGCGGATACAGCGACGGCGGCGGCGACGGCTACGGATACGGATACGGCGGCGGCGACGGCTACGGATACGGCGACTGCTACGGCGATTAATGAGCAAAGAATTTCCAAAATGAACTAACCGAAACAACACCCGATGACATACTATAAAAAAGCGGCCTGACACTTTTCCCGCCTTTGTCGGTGCGAGGGCAGGAACCTGATAGAAAAAAAACAAACGAACCAACCAAGAAAATGACAAAACTTGAAACACTGATTAAACTCGCCTCACTCGTTAGTGAGGAGCAAACACCCATATCCGATGATTCATCCGTATGCGATATATCCGGCCAACATATCGCCGTTCTCGACCGGGGATTCGTCTATGTCGGAGATGTTTCTCGCGATGGGGATTTTATCCTCATCAGCAACGCTAAAAATATCCGAAAGTGGGGGACGACGCTTGGACTTGGAGAACTGGTAAACGGTCCCCTGAAATCCACGGTTTTAGACCCTGTAGGTAGTATGATGGCCCCACTCAAGTCCCTTATACACCTGATCCCATGCAAAGGATTCTAACAAT